AGGCCGCAGTCGGTAACCTCGCGCATACAGCCGGGCAGTGACGTCATCGTCTGCGCGGAAATGGACGAACAGTGGGGCTATGTCGGGGCTAAATCGCGCCAGCGCTGGCTGTTTTACGCGTATGACAGGCTCCGGAAGACGGTTGTTGCGCACGTATTCGGTGAACGCACTATGGCGACGCTGGGGCGTCTTATGAGGCTGCTGTCACCCTTTGACGTGGTGATATGGATGACGGATGGCTGGCCGCTGTATGAATCCCGCCTGAAGGGAAAGCTGCACGTAATCAGCAAGCGATATACGCAGCGAATTGAGCGGCATAACCTGAATCTGAGGCAGCACCTGGCACGGCTGGGACGGAAGTCGCTGTCGTTCTCAAAATCGGTGGAGCTGCATGACAAAGTCATCGGGCATTATCTGAACATAAAACACTATCAATAAGTTGGAGTCATTACCCTGGAGCCGGACAGCAAAGACGGCCAGATGGTGGCGCTGGTTGCGCTGGCTATTCACGATGCCAATAACACGGCCATTACTGTTTACAACTGCTTCTCACCTGCTACGGGTTACGGCGCAGCGCTGACCAGTAACGTGAAAATTAACGGTATCGCGCGCAAAGGGGCGACGAACTCCACTGTGGATCTGCTGCTCACCGGCACTGCAGGGACAACTATCACGAACGGTACCGTTAAAGACACTAATAACGTGATCTGGCGTCTTCCTGCCTCAGTAGTGATTGGCGTTGACGGTACGGTTACGGCCACTGCCACTTGCTCAAACAGCGGCGCTGTCGCAGCGCTGGCGGGGACAATTACTACCATCAACACACCGACTCGAGGCTGGACATCGGTAACCAACCCGGCGGCGGCCACCGTAGGCGCACCAGCAGAAACCGACGCAGAGCTGCGCATCAGGCAGGGGCAGAGCGTCGCGCTACCCTCTATCACGCCGTTTGAGGGCGTTGACGGTGCGATTGCTAACGTTGCTGGCGTGACACGTCACAAGCTCTACGAAAATGATACTGGCGCGACCGATAGTAACGGGCTGCCGCCACACTCTATCTCAGCCATCGTGGACGGCGGGGACGTGACCGACATTGCCCAGACTATCCGGGGTAATAAAGGGCAGGGAACGGCGACCTACGGTACGACCTCTGTCACGGTACCGGACACTTACGGCAACCCACACGTGATCAGTTTTTCGCGTTCGACTGATGTTCCGATTTACGGGCATATCACACTGAAAGCCTTTACGGGCTACACGTCGCAAATTGGCGTGCAGATTCAGCAGGCCGTCGCGGATTACATCAACGGGCTGACGATCGGTGATTCGGTTCTGCTGAGCCGCATATACTCCCCGGCGAACCTCGGCGTGGTGAGTGGTGGCAGTGCAAGCTATTACGACATTCAGGAGCTGCTGATTGGCAAATCTGCCGGAACGGTAGCGGCGGCGAATATCAATATCGCCTACAACGAATCAGCGTCCTGTAAGCCGGAAAATATTGTTCTAACGGTGACGTCATGAGCAAGTACACAGATTTAATCACCAACTACCACGCCACCAGACCGAAATACTTTGATCACATCGACCTGAGCACCCGGCCGCTGATTGACATCACATCAGCCACCCGGGGGCTGGTTAGCGCATTTGACATTGATACGGCGGTAGGCGTCCAGCTTGATACCCTCGGGCTCTGGATCGGACGTAGCCGTATAGTCAGCCAGCCCATTACGGGAGTTTATTTCAGCTGGGACACCGACGGGCTCGGATATGACCAGGGCGTCTGGCAAGGGCCGTATGATCCGGACTCAGGCTATACGTCGCTGAGCGATGACACCTACCGCATCATTCTGAAAGCAAAAATCGCTATCAACAACTGGGACGGCCGCAACGACTCTCTGCCGCCCATCCTTGACGCTGCGACTGCAGGCTCTGGCCTGAAGATGCAGATCGTCGACAACCAGGACATGACGATTTCGGTCTGGGTTTTCCCCGAGACTGATATTTCTGATGTGTCACTAGAACTGATCGCCGCTATCAAACAGGGCTATCTCACCGTAAAAGCTGCTGGCGTATGGGCCGGTGATGTGGAAACGCCTTCGGTAGAAACACCGTCCGAGGGCTCAAAATTCTTTGGTTTTGATATGGATAACGAATACATCGGCGGGTTCGATGTAGGAGCATGGGGGACTTTACTCTAATGGCAACAAATAACTTTAAAGCGTTCGCGCTTGATCCTAATGCTAACGTCATGTCACAGGCTGACTGGGAATCGCTTCCGGCGTTGCTGTCCGGGTTTACCGCTGGTAAAGCATCCAGCGCTCAGGTCAACAAAGCCATTCGCCAGGCGACCACAATTGCCGCGCTGGTGGGGCAGTTTATTGCGAACTCCGGAGTAGATGCCCTGGACAATGCAGACGTTAACGGGCTGGTGACAAAATTCACGAATGCGCTTACCGCAAATCTCCGTTTGGGAGCTGGTGCTCCAGCTATAGGTATTCCTTTTTTCTGGCCGTCCTCGGCTATGCCAAATACGGTTATGACAGAATGGGCTGATATGGTATTTCTTAAGTTCAACGGAGCGACGTTCTCAGCGACCGCATACCCTAAATTAGCGCAGGTAATCCCTAGCTTAAAACTCACCGAAGCACGTGGCGAATTCCCACGGATTTGGGATGATGGTCGCGGAGTTGACTCAGGGCGAACCCTACTTAGCGCTCAAGGGGACGCTATTCGAAATATTACTGGCCAAATTATTGGCGCAAACTATAGAGCATGGCGTGGAGAGCCTACAGGGGTCTTTTCGTCAGCAGAATTGTCTCCAGGCAGTTCATTAAGTACAGATGGGACATCAAATACCAACGGCAGAGCAACCACTATGGATGTATCTCTTCAGGTCCCTACTGCATCTGAAAATCGTCCACGTAACATAGCTTTTAACTTTTTAGTAAGGGCTAAATAATGAAACCAATTTTTGATAAAAATGGCCTGGCTACTGAATCAGGAAATATTCGCTGTTTTTATTACGATGAAAATACGAATGAATATATTGGTTGGTCAGATGAATATATTAATTTAGGTGTTAGCATGCCCAGTAACTCTACCGATATTGAACCGGATCAGGAAGTAGACGGAATGATAGCTGTCTTTGTAAGCGGTGCCTGGAGGTATGAGGAGGATAATCGTGGAGAAATAGTCTACTCAACTGATACCGGCGAGCCTATGGAAATCGATTATATTGGCAAAGTTCGTGATGGTTTCACAAGAGTCGCCCCTTCAACCCCTTTCGACAGATGGGATGGTCAACGCTGGGTAATAGATGAAGATGCAAAGCATACTTCTGATGTTGTAAGTGCTGAAAAAGAAAAGGAGTTTAGAATTAATGAGGCTAATGAGTATATTAATAGGATGCAATGGCCTGGTAAAGCATCCTTAGGGCGATTGAAAGAGACAGAAAAGGCTGAGTACAATAAATGGATTGATTATTTGGACGAACTTTTTTCCACGGATACATCAACGGCCCCAATGGTGAACTTCCCAAATAAACCAGAGTAGGCATAAGCTATAGTATAAAGGGCATATTTGGCATATGCCCTAATAAAAGGATTTTTATAAAAACAATGGTCGTTTGTAGACCTTCTTGAAAAGTGTAAGGGAGTACGATAAAGATAATGTGAGAACTATAATGGTAATAAATAACACTGATTTATTATTTATGCCGATTATGTCAAATATTTTATTTGTCGCTTTGATACAAAAAACATGTGCAAAGAAAATTGCTGTAGCAAAATCAGATAGTTTTTTTGAGTTTCCAGTCAAGGTTCCGCTTTTTGCAATTAAGAAGAGGATTGTAGATGTTGGTATGGAAAATATGAAAAGATCAATTGGTTTGTTTATTCCAAAAATCGCCTTGTTAATAATGCTTTCCGAAAGTAAAAGGCATATCGAGATTGCTAAAGTTGCATAAACTATTTTTTTGCTAAATTTCGAGAAAGTCTCAGTTATGTTTAATTTATTAAGGAGAAAACCGAAGCATAAAAACGGGAAGCAATCAAATAAAAAATTCCTATATAGAGTTATTTTTATTTGCTCGTTCGTTATAATTGTATTTACATATCCTTTGTTTACGATGTATTGAATAATTAATCCTATAAGGTATAGGGATAAGGAAGCAAGTAATAATTTTTCTGGGCGTAAATTTCTGCATTGCCTCAGAACAAGTGATGCCAGAATTAAACCCGGGATATACCATAATAGATGGTAACCAAAAAGAATGTTTAATAAAATGTCAATACCAGAATTGTTAGGTATCCAAAAATAAGAATACACGCACATCCAAGTAATATATAAAACGACTAATTTTTTTTGGTTTTTAAAGTATTCATTACTATTGATTGTTTTATATAGATAGTAACCGTTTATTATCAAAAACGTAGGTACTGCTATCCGGAATATTCCGTTGACCAGTAAATAACTCAAATCCATATTAAAAGATGCTAAGAACTTCAAATGTAAAAGCATGACAAAAATTGACAGTAGAATTTTTAGTAGATCTAGGGTGATGTTTCTCATGGTTTCATAAATGCCACTTTATTGATTTTTTCATATACTAACGTAATATTTTTATTATTTCACCAATAAATTGTCTGGCACACATGCATACTAAGTTCGGTTTGAAGGTTAAAGCTCGCGGAGGAGCTGTGGGCTGAAGCAGGAAGATTGATTGCGGCCGGGAAACCCTGCCAGTGCGTGGAGATAATTTATGATGGGGCGTTTTCAAGCTGTACCTGAAGCCCCCGGCGGGAAATGTGTGAAGTAAATGCAGGCGGCCTAGACGACAAACTGGCCGCCTGTTTCACGTTACATCGCAACTTGACGCACAGATGGGAGCTCAGACACCAACCATATATCGGCCTCTTCAAACATATCCTCAAGCATGCGGTTCAGCTTCTCCCGATCGCTTTTGCTGGCATCGCTATTCAGGCCGTTCGCTTGCATCGGCTTCACCCTTACTTCGGCATCAGGGAAAATCTGGTGCACTCGTTTCGTCAGCTCTGCCAGGATAATCTCTCTGGCCCCTTCGAGCCCCTCTACATTGCGTTTGTCATAAACCAGTTCAACGAACATAAAAGCCTCCGGAAAACCACTGTGGTTGTATACAGTGTTTTTACTGTAAAAATAAACAGTGTCAAGGCGAGCGGGGCGCGAAAGGGAGAGGGGGTTTTGTTACCCTTAGTTACAAATAGAAAAACCCCAGACCGTGAGATCTGGGGTTCTTTTAAAGTGCACGTGCATTTCACGTGTATATTTTTGTCTTTTCTCGGTCTGCCTGCTGTCTGGTCAGTGTCCGTAAGTGGCTGTTTTTATTGCCGCTGTCCGGTTGCAGTCCTATCAAAAGTGGTGGAGCTGGCGGGAGTTGAACCCGCGTCCGAAATTCCTACATCCTCGGTACTACATGCTTAGTCAGTCTTTACATTCGCTTGCCAGCTGCGGACGGACACGCCACTAACAAACTAGCCTGATTAAGTTTTAACGCTTCAACCCCAGGCAGGACTTCCACGCGATCTCTTTTGGGTTTGACCTCTCTTGATCCCCGTCCTAAGAGCGGAGGCTAGGGAGAGAGGGCTCTAAGCAGGTTATTAAGCTGCTAAAGCGTAGTTTTCGTCGTTTGCGACTATTTTTTGCGGCTTTTTACGAGGCCAACCGCCCCTCGGCATGCACCTTGGGTTTCGCAAATCCCGTCGAATCCAGAATCAGCCCCAATGTGTAAAGGTAAGTATACCAGATTTATGAGCGCCAT